GCTTCGGAAACCGGCTTAGCGTTTTGGAGACGAGAGCCAAAACGCTCCCGAAGTGCTTCCACCAGCGAATCGGACATTTCGTCGTTGTAGTTCGGGACGTCGGGCTTCTTCGGCAGTTCGCGGGCAGACGCGTTCGTATCGAGCGTTTTCCGGGGTGTCATGGCGCATCCCTCCTGATCGGGCGGTCGCAGTCTTTGCTGCGTCGACGGTATTCATGCACGCCGATGTGGCGTTAGCAAGGCGGTGACAGTCCACCTTGACGGTGGGTGTCACTTGTCAGCCACGCTATACACAAGGCCTTAATCCGGCGTTTCGAACCGGGATATGACGCTGATTATACCACCTGACAAGAGGACTGAACGCATTGTGATCGGCTTTGATCCGGTTTTTCTTGTCTTTCTCCGCGTCCGCTCGATCGGCCGTGCGTCAGGTGCCGACGGCCAATCGACCTTGCGCGATGCGCGCCGTGGGCGTCCTGTGCAGGTAACTGCACCTAATCCGCCTCCGCCGCCCGCCGCAGGCTGAGGCCGGCCACGAGGCCGGCTTCGGCTTCGTCCAGCAGGTGGGTGGCGGCCATGGGCGGGATGCCCTCGAGGCGGGCGCGGGCTTCGGCCATGTCGATCCCGGCCGGGCCCATGAGGCCGTGGCGCAGGCACAGGCCGGAGCGGATCAGCGTCAGGACTTGCTGGCCGTCGAAGGTTTGCGGGGCGTGCTCGACTTGCGGGCAGAGGCGGAGCCGCCCGTCTTGCGGGTGCGGGCTGCGCCCGCCTTTGCTGCAGGCTTCGCCGTGGAGGGCGCAGTCCCTGCAGTCTTCCGCGCCGCCGCCCCACCAGTGCTTGAGGGCGGCGCGGATCCGTTTCCCTCGGTGATCACCGCCCCGATCCGGGCCTCGATCCGGTCCTGAATGCGCGGGCCGAAAAGGGGCGAGCGCATGGCGGCCTGGATCGCGGTCTCGCTCAACGCGACCGGCGCGCCGTCTTCGTCGCCGATTCCCTCCCACTCACGGATCAGCACTTCGGCCAGGCAGCCATAGAGCATGGCGCCGAAAAGGGCTTTTTCCGCCGTCTCGCGGGACGTTCGGCCATAGAAGGCGTCCACGCCATAGGCCTTGAGCACCGGGTTCACGCGGGCAAGATAGGCGTCCTCGGCCTCGCCCTCGTCGCGGCCCGGCAGGCGGGCGCGGGCCATCTCCTGCGCGGCGTAGAACGCCGCCGTGGTGGGCGGGTCCATAAGCACCCACGCCCCGCCCGGCAGGTCGATCCGCTCCGGCTCGACTGACACGTTCAGGCGCAGCATCTAGGTCTCCACCGTGTAGGTGGCCGTGCCGTTGGTGAGGGTCAGCGTCGCGCCGGCGGCGGACGCCGTCTGCTCGCCCATCCAGCGGAAGGTTTCAGAGCGCAGATCCTGACCGAGGACCGGGCGCTTGGTGGGTTCGAACCGCACCGCCGGCAGGGCGATGACCAGCTTGGCGTCGGCGCTGAGCGCATACTCGAACTCGAAATCATCCACGCCGCCCTCATTGGCGAAATCGCGGAACGTATTGTCTAGCACCCGCATGGTGAAGTCGCCTTCAAAGCGGCTTCCCACATCAGGCGTGAACTCGGTGGCGACGGCGTCGGCGTTGCCGGCGGGCCGGAACGGCTCCAGCCGGCGGTTGAACCGCGCCGTGCCGCCCGTGACCCGCGCCACCACGGTGGCGTTCTTGCGGATGATGCAGCCCGGCCCGGCCGGCATGATGGATTCCGGCAGCACCACCGGCGTGCCGGTGGGGTCGCTGCCGACCGGCTTGATGTCCGAGCACGGGCCGGACCAGCGCACCTGGCGGCGGCCGGATTCCTGCGCGAAGCCCAGCTCCATAGACTGGGGAACCCAGGTGTTCGTCTGTTCCCAGTCATCATCCTCTTTCCAGACGATGCTGGCGCCCGCCGTCTCACGCTGGCCGGAGGCGTAGGCGTGGACATAAGGCCCGGCGCCGGACGGGGCCGAGGCGTTGAACAGGAGCGGCAGGAGCAGGCCCATGTGGTTAAAGCAGAGCGGGGTAACCAGATCGAGGCTGGCCGTGACCAGCCCGTCTGCGGGCTCCTGGGCGTCGAGCGGGTTGTGAAGGGTCCGCCCGATCAGGGGATCGGTCTCCTTCGGCTTCGCCCGGTTGGGGGTCAGGCTGTAATAAAGCAGCCGGTTGAAATCACCCTCCGCCGCGACGCCGGTCACGGCCTGGGCGAGGATATGGGCGTTGGCCTCGCGGCCGAGCTTGTGGGTCATTTTTTCTCCAGTGCTTCGGCCCGTCCGGGCCTCGCTTCCTCGTTACGCCAGGGCGAAGCCCGGCTCACTGCGGGCGGGCGGTCGGCCTCGCGGCGCAGCCGTCTTTCCAGTGCTTCGGCCCGTCCGGGCCTCGCTTCCTCCCCCGGATCAAGTCCGGGGTCCGGGCGGGCGGTCGCCCTTGCGGCCCCTGCGGGCCGGGGTTTTCCCTACCCACCGATGGCGAGTTGCTCTGCGGTCGGGGTGCTCCAGTCTTCACCCTCGATGAGCTTCAGATCCGCAAGCTTCCGGCGACTGACGCGGACGACCGCGCCCTGCTCGCCCAGCTTGCCCTTCTTCAGCAGAAACACTGCCGTCACGCCGGTGGCGACGGGGGCGGAATCGGCGGCGGGTTCAGCGTCTTTGTGCTCTGCGGGCTTCTTCGGATCGCCGCCTTCGGTGGCGGCCGGCGCCGGCGCGGTTTCAGTTCCGGCCGCCGAACGCGGTTCGGCGCTCTGATCGGCGCCGGTGGCGGGGTCGGCGGCAGCTTCCGCCTTCGGCGCATCGCTGGTCACGGCGGGCGCTTCCGCCTTCGGCTGATCAGTCAGCGGCAGGCTGGCGTCTTCGGACTTGGCGGGCGTCTTCGTGGTTTTCTTCGCGGTCATGAGAGTCTCCAAGGTTGAAGGATCAAACGCCCCGGCCGAAGACCGCAAGCGCGACTGCGCGCCCGCGCCTGGTGCGCGGAACGCTGCGGCCCGGAGGGCCGCGCGGCGGAGCGGCGAAGCCGCGATCGCACCAGATTCATCCGAAGGATGTCGGGCTGTCCCACTCCACCTCGATCTGGAGATCGAGCAGGTTTTCGGGCGCGAAGCCCTGCTCCTTTGCGGTATCGGTGTCGAGGCTCTCGCCCCGCACATGGGAGGCGACGCCGCCCAGCGTGAAATCGGCGTCGATCGCGCCCGCGATCGCCGACGCCAGGGCCCGTACAAGCGCGCGCCGGGCGGCGTCATCGGCGCCGATCCCGTGAAGGCCGACGCGGAAAGTCGTGACCAGCAGCCAGGGCGGCGGGTTCACCAGCTGGGGTTCGGCGCGGGCGATGCGGCCCGGCATCAGAACGGCGCGAAAGCGGTTCTCGGCATCGCCGTCATCGTCCTCCTCGGCGGGATCTACGAGCCGGGGTTCGTCCAGCTCCAGAGCCGGCGCGCCGGTGACCGTGAGGCAGGCCGCGGCCAGCTTTGAAAACAGCGCCGCTTCTACCTCGGGATAGGTGCTGGTCATCTATTTCTGTTCTCCCTCGCGTCCGCTCGGTCGGTCCTCGCTTGCGCTGCGGGCGCGCGGTCGCGCTTGCGGCGCTGCGCGCCGGCGGGGTCCTATCCTTCGGCCCGTCCGGGCCGCAAGGGCGACCGCCCGTCCGCCCTTTAAGGGCGGAACCCTGCGCCGCGGAGGCGGCGCGGGGCGGAGCGGGCACAGCCCGCGAGCGCATCTATGAAGCCCTTCCAAATCTGCGCTCGGCGATGTCGCGCAGGGCGCGGCTGAAGCGCTCGACGCCTTCGCGGCCAATGCGGTCGGCGATGGCCTGCGGGTCGATATTCTTTGGCAGGGTCACCTGCGGCACGAGGACGAACATGACGACGCCATCTTCGAAGTCTCCGCGCTTCATGGCCGCGCCCGTGGCTTTGGCGTAGCCCCCGCGCTTGCCCCGGCGCTTGCGGACCTTGTCGGCCACCAGGAGCGCGAGGCGCTTTCCAGGCACCGCGATATAGCGCAGCCGCCCATAGCGGCGCTCGGCTTCGGTGATGGCGTACTTGCGCGCGCGTCGCAGGCGACCGGAGGATCCGAAGCTGCGGCCTGTCTGGGGCGCATGTTCGGTGGGAATCGCCAGCCAGAACCCGGCGCGGGAGCGGATGGTCGCGCCTTCGGAGAAAGCGCGGATGATGTGGGGCGCGTTGGACCACCAGGTGATGGCCGGGCTGAGGCTGGCGGACCCGCGCGGATAGACGCGGCTGCGCCAGGCATTGGCGACTTTCGGCCCGAGGGCCGCGCGGGTGTCTGCGCGCAGGGCCGTCTTGCCCCAGTCCTCCAGGGCGTCCGCCGCCGCCATGGCGGCCTCGGCCATATCCTCGAGCGCGACGTTGAAATCAGCCGCCAGCGTCTCGGTGACGCTGGTCTCCATGCGGATGCCGTCCGCGTCGAGGATCATCTATGCACCGCCGGGCTCACGCCCGGCTTGCAGCGCGGCCCGTCCGGGCCGCAGCGATCCTCGCTGAAGCTGCGGACGGGCGGTCGCCCTTGCGGCCTTTCGGGCCGGTCTTCTCCTACCCAAAATCAAAGCGGTATTCCCCGGCGCTGTCGGGGCCTTCCGGCGGCTGGCCGATCTTCAGGACGGCGCCATTGGCGCGGGTGAACGTGCCGCCCTTTTCCGGCGCCTCACCGGCCGCGACAAAGCGGGCGCGGAAGGCTGAGCCGGTGCGCTTGCGCGCCACCATCTTGCCATAGCCCTGCCCGCCATCGAGGCCCTCACGATCTTCATTGAACGTCACCGGGACGTCCGGCACCACAGGCGACCCGCCCGGCCCGGTGTAGGTCATGGCTTCCGCCTGCCCCGCCCAGGCGGGCGCAAAGGCGGCTTCGAACTGTTGATCAAAGGACATTGTTTCTGGTCCTCCCTCGCGTCCGCTTGGTCGGGCGGCCCATAAGGGGCCGGCGCGCGGTCGCGCTTGCGGCGCTACGCGCCGGCTGGGTTGCGAGAGCCGGTCACTGCGCGGCGCGCCGGGGCGCGTCGCGGAGAAACCGGCTCCCGGCGTGAGCCGGGAGCCGTTCTGAGTTGTAGAGTGGCCGGGCCTAGTTGCTCGTCGTCAGTTTCACGAGCACTTTGGGCTGCTTGCAGAGCGGGAGGATGTTGGTCTCCGCCCAGAGCTCCACGCCTTTGCCGTGCTTCATCATCTCCGCCGACATGAAGATCGGCAGGGCGAAGCGCTCGCCGCCGTCACCGAAATCCATGTCGGTGATGGCGGGAATGCCGTTGATGTCTTCAATCGTGTCAGCCGGCGCGGCGAAGGTGGAAAACAGGCTCTCCGCCCCCACCGGATAGGCGTGGCCTTCATTGGCCGCGACGAAGCGCTCGGTGCCGGCCTTGACCGGGGCGGACCCGCGATACTCGATATAGGTGAGTCCGCCGAACGGGTTGAAGATCCGGCCGGTGATGCCCGCCATCTTGTAGCGCTCGAGCAGGCGCAGCTGGGCCACGTCCGGGCTGGAGGTGTAGAACTTCTCGACTTCGGGATGTTTGATCAGCTTGCCGAAGAATTCGGGCGAGACGAGCGCCTCGACCTCGCCGACCGTCTCGCCAAGCAGGTTGTCCTCGATATGGCCCCGCACCTCTTCGTCCTTGGCGCGGACATCGGTTCCGGCCGTGCCCAGGACAAAGTCCACCGTCTTCTGAGAGACCCCGAAATCGGTGAACAGATTCGAAAGGGTTTCGCCGTCGCCGTCCTTGATGATTCCCTTCAGGGCGGACATGCGGACGAACTCGGCGGTGATCGCGTGGTCGCGTGCGATATTGCGCTGACGGATCGCCAGCTCGCCGGCGAGATTGGCGGGAACCTCCTGGCCGTTGATCACGGTCTTGCGGTCCTGCAGATCGCTGGCGAGGATGCGATCCTCGGCCGGGAAGTGCGGCACCTGAAAGATCTTCAGGTTCTGGCGCTTGCGGTCCTTCAGGTGCCCGGGCGAGCCGCGCTCCTTGGAGCCCAGAACGCGCAGGACGCCGTTGTCTTCGGTGATCTGCACGCTGGTGGAGTCGATCGGCTCCAGCGGGAAGATGTTGAGCCCGGAGACCAGGCCGTAGCGTTTGGGGTGCAGGCGGACCTCTTCGGTCATCGCCCGCGTCGTGAACGGGAAATTGAAGGACATGACAGGTTCCTTTCAGCTGTCCATCACGGCGCGGGCGCGCCGCGTTCCTGTTTGGCCAGGCTGAGCCAGGCCGCCGAAGCGGCCCGGCTCAGCCTAGACCGCCGTCTCGACCAGGAAGCCGAGCGCGGTGAGTTCCGCCTCGATCGCCGCCTTCTGGGCGTCGGTCGCCCCGGAGGGATAGACGAGATGGTTGCGGACGATGCGGGCCGGGCCGCGCTTCAGCACGAGGCCGGTCGCGGTGGACCCGTCCGGCACGGTGATCGCCTTGCCGGCGACGGCGGCCACGCGGTGCGAACCGTCGAAGGTGTCGAGATCCAGCGGCGTGAGTTCGCCGTCCGACTTCGCCACGGTGAACGAGATGGACGTACCAGCCTCGAACGCCGTGCCGCCGGCCGTGATCGTGAAGGCGATCTGACCGTTATCGTAAGCGGCGCCGGTGGCGCCGTCGGCGAGGCGATTGCCCAGCGGGTCGTAGACCGCGAAGGTGGTGGCGCCGGTGAACTCGACGTCATAGACCCCAGCCTGGGCGTTCGCCTTCAGCGCGGTTCCGGAGACCGTACCGTTGCCGGTCCCGACCACGGCCCCGGCGGTGATCGTCAGCATGGCCGCCAAGCCGAGAACGGTACCGAGCGCGATCTCGACGGCGGCGCCTGAGCCGGCCTGGTAGGTTCCGGTCTCGCGGACGTATTGCGGGTGAACTTCCCATTTCAGAAGTTCGGAGAGGGCCTTCGGTTCGGCCCCGGTCGAAACCATGAGCGACATGTCGCTGTCCTTTTCAAATTAGGTTTCAGGTGTGAGGCCGGGCCTCGCGGGCGCGAGACAGGCCGAAGATCCCGGCGCGGCGCGCCGGGAACCGGTGGAGCCGCTAGGTCCGGAAGCGGGCGGCGCGCTTGTGGGCGTCGCTCAGGGCGGCCTGGGCTTCATCCTTGCCGCCCTTGCCGGATCCAGCCCCGGCGGCGCGCACGCCGCTCGGAGTGTTCGCGGCGGCCTTCTTGCGGAAGCTGGACTCGCCCTTCGGGGCGGCGTCGAGCAGGCCGATGGCGTCGGCCTTGCTCATCTTGCCGCGGACGACCTTCAGCGAGAGCTGGGAGGCCAGCTTTTCACGCCCCTTGGCGGAGGGGTGGTTGATCACGGCTTCCGCGTCGTCGTCCTCGTCTTCGGCGGCGGCGTCGTCGTCTTCATCCACGGCGTCCGCGTCGTCATCTTCGTCCATGGAATCGGCGTCATCGTCGCCGCTGTTTTCGGCATCGGCGTCGTCGTCTTCGCCCTCGCCTTCGGCGTCGTCATCGCCTTCGGCTTTGGCGCCGAGCGCCGCCAGCAGTTCGGCGAGTTCGGCCTTGGCCTTCTCATCGCCCTTGTCGGCGCGCGCCTTCAGCGCGGCCGCTTTCGCTTTCAGCATGGGGGTCTCCGTTTCAGCAGCCGCGATTGAACCCCGCTCAGGCGCCGCGCGGCTGGCCACGGCTTTCGAAGCGGAAACGGTTTTAGGGGCGAGCGCCTGGGCGATCTGAAAGGCGGACTCTTCGCCCATCACGCCGTCGATCAGGTCGACGGCCATGGGATCCAGTTCGACGGGCGGCGGCGGGTCACCAGCGGTGAAGGTGCGAGCCTCCCAGCCGCGGCTTTCGCGTACCGCCTCCAGGTCCATGTCCCGGCCGGCGGCCAGTTCGACATAGAAGCGGTCCGCGAAATGATCGACTTCGGCCTGGTAGAGCTTGGCTTCCGCTTCGGTGGGTGCGCGGAGCGGCGAGCCCATGTCCTTGAACTCGCCGGATTTGTAGAGGTGGTAGCGCTCGCCCCATTTCTCGAGGGCGCCGCCAAAGTCAAAAAAGCCGATCCGGACGCCGACGCTGCCGATAATCGCGCCGTCGCTGGCGTAGAAGACGTCACACTGGGCGGCGAGCTTCATGCCGGCCGAGGCGCACAGCTCACTGGCATGGCCCACGATGGGCTTGCCGCCGTTCTGGGACCGCATGGCGCGGATGGCCCGCGCGGCCTCGGCGCAGCCGGAGACATAGCCGCCCGGCGTGTCGAACCGGATCAGGAGCGCGTCGACGCGTTCGTCGGCGTTCGCAGCTTCGATCGCGGCCACATAGTCGCGATAGCCGGGCCAGTAGCGGTCCGACCACCAGCCGGTGAAGCCGCGCGCCATGAGAAGGCCTTCGACGTCGATCAGGGCGATGTTCTCCACCAGCGTGTAGCCGTGAGCCGTCCGCTCTCCGCCGTCCGCCCATTCCGGGACCTGGGGAGCCCAGCCGTCCTGTTCCACGGCGCCGCCGTTTAGAACGCCGGCGATCATCTCGGCGGTCGCGCCCGGCAGAGCGGCGAGCCGTTCAGCAAACCCCGGCTCGAACCGGGACTCGGCGCGGCGCGCCTGCGGCGCAAAGTCGGGATGCGTCAGCGCCGCCCCGTGACCTTCGGCCAGGGCGAGGCGCTGCGGCCCGGTGGGCAGGCGCAGGGTGCGGGGCATGGGGCCTCCGGTGTATGAGGATTTCAGGAGCGAACAGCCTCAGCGGCCACGGCGATCAGTCGGGGCGGGCTCGCCTTCGTCGTCGCCGGCCGCTTCGACCGCGCCGGCGCCCAGCTTGCTGATGTCGCCAAGGGCCACGCCTGCCTCCGCCATCTTGCGGCGATCACGAGCGGTGCGAGCTATGACGCGGTCGAAGCTTACGCCGCGTCGCGCCGCGATGTCGGACGGGGCGGCGGACATGTTCTCAATTTCGATGCGGTCGCCCATGCCTTCCTTGACGGGGTCCACGTATTCCCGGGCCGGGCCGATCCATTCGCCCTCGATGTAGGCGGCGGGGTTTTCCCAGATGGACGGCGCGCCGGCGGGGATCTTCAGGCGTCCGTCGTCGAAGGCTTCCTGCAGGACCGCCAGCAACAGCTTGCGCATTACAAAATGCTTCAGGCCGGAGCGCGCCCGCTTGATGCCGCGGAAGGCGTCGTTGATCTCGGTGCGGGCGCTGCTGAAAGTCGTGCGGCTGAAATCCCGCGTGGCCATGGCGTAGCCGAGCCCGATCGGGGCGCCAGCCTGCAGCGCAAGGAAGGACATGGTGTCCACCCACTCGTTGGCGCTGCGCATCTCGCTGTTCCATTCCAGCTCGTCGCCGGGGAAGGGTTGGATGATGCGGCTTCCGGCGATGCTGTCGACGCCGTGCTCCTCGTAATAATTCACCCGCGCGGCGACCAGATCCTTTGATGCTTCGGCCCCGAGGATCTCGCCGAGCGCTTCCGGATTGTCCATCTTGCTGGTGTACTGCGCCACGATGAGCGCGTTGGTCAGGCGCGAGCGGCGCTCTGACTCGCCAATGTCGTGGAAGGCCTGAATCGTGCCGAGCGCGGAGATGAAGTCGGAGATCCCACGCGTCTGGCCGGCGCGCGAAGGCCACATGAGATGCAGGACGCAGGGGCGGGTATCGGTCGTAAAGCCCGGCGTTCGGGCCGGATACCAACGGCCGGAGTACCGGGTCAGCGCTCCGCGAAAGCCGACATCGAATGGGTGGCCGTCCAGGATGTGATAGGCGACCGGACGGTTGCGTTCGTCAAAGGCGACCCCGGCGCGGCAGTCATGAACGCGCTCGGTCCAGGTCTCGCCGTTCACCACCTCGATGGTGATCTCGCCGCCCATGCCCTCCACCCAGCCCGCCGGCTGGGCGAGGCGGTCAGGGTCGACCACCTGGAGGCGCGTGGCGAACAGCGCCTCGCTATCCGGATCGGCCAGCACCAAGCCCAGCGCCTCGCCCTCGGCGCCTACATAATTACGGGCCATAAGGTCGATCTGAATATCCAGCGGTAGGCGCTCTTCCCAGTCGTTTCGAAAGACCGGGTCGTGGTCGAACACACGCCAGGCGCGCTCGATCGAACCGGCGAACGCCTCATACGCCTCGCTTGCGGCGTCCAGGCCGAAAGCTTCGGCGTCCGGCGCGCTTTCAAAACGCCAGCCTTCGCCCACCAGAAGCGACAGCTTCTGCTCCACCATGGAGGCGGCGAAAGGCTCGTTGTTTATGACATGACGCGTGCGGGCCACGGCCTGCAGCCGGTCATGAAGCCAGTCGGCGTCGGCGCTGCCCCGGCTGGCGTAGTTGCCGGCATAGGCCGTGTCGAACGGATCACCGGCCGAACGCGCAGTGCGGGCGGTTTTCGGGCGCAGGAGTGTGGCGCCCTGAGCGGCGGGCCGGCCCGCCTCAACGGACCGGGTCGCGCGCTGGCGGACGCGAGATCGGGTAGAGGCTGTGACCATAACTACACTCTCAGCGGGCGGCGGGGCGAGCGGCGGCCCTGGACGCGGGCGAGCTCGGCCTCAAGTTCAGCGATGCGGCGGCGAATCCCGGCTTCCATGTCCGGACTGGCGCGGCCGCGACCGATCTCGCGATCCCCATGCCTCAGACGCTCAGCGCGATCCGGATCAAGCAAGGCGTCCAGCCGGGCGCGATACCTGACCAGATCAGCTTCAATCTCTGCGACGGTGCGAGTGGTCATAACTTCGTCCTTCCTCGCGTCCGCTCGGTCGGTTCCGCGCATAAGGCGCGGACGGGCGGTCGCCCTTGCGGCGGCTACACCGCCAAAGCGGCGGTATCCCGGATGCAGGCGGCTAGGGCGCGAGGCCCAGGCTTGGCGAACCGTTCGCCGCCTGCATCGGCTGAGGCTCCCCGGTCAAACGCCGCCATGGCGGTGGCGGCGCGCTACCATGCGAGGACGCTCAGCAAGCTGGTGTTCAGGATTTCTTGAGGCGGTCCGCCTGGCGCGCTTGCGCCGCTGCGCTCCGGCGGCGTTGCGCTCGACTCGCGCCTTCGGGAAGAGGCGCGACCACCACCGGCGCACCGTAGAAAACGGACATCATCACTTCGCACTTGCGGGCGGTGACCCGGGCGGCGAGGAGGCGTTGTTTGTAAGCAAGAGAGGCTTGTGCTTCGGCCAGGATCGCGTTCGCGTTCATCTCACCCTCCCTTATTCAGCCGCCCCAGCCGCTGCAGCGCGGTGAGCGGCCCCATTCCATCCGCCGAACGGCGTTCGGCGGGCTGATCCGCCTTCGCCGCCGGCATGAACAAATCCGCCTGGGATGCGCCGGCGACGTGGGCGATCTCGGTTTCGCGGCGAGCCCAGTCGTCTTCAGTCCAGTGGCCGCGCTTGCCGTCGCGCATGCGCAGATGTTCCAGCATGGCGAGGGCGTAGACGTCGCAGTCGAAATAGTGGTTGGGGCCGCGCTGCGCCCATTCCTTGATGACCGTTTCGGAGCCGCGCTTCTTGCGCTCCGCCACGTATTCGGACGTGAGCTGCTTGAAGAAATCCTCGTCGGCGTCGCCCGGCCAGTGCTGATAGCCCTTCGGCAGCTCATCCTCGGACGCGCCGGCCACCGTGTTGAGATAGCGCGTGATCAGCATGTTCTTCACGGTGAACGTGCCGACATGCCAGATCTTCAGCCCGTTGAAGCGCACCTTGCGGCCCGACTTGCGGGTGTCCGTCTCCTCGATCCGGTAGATGATCGGCTTGCCCCAGCCCGCCGCGCCATTGATGGCGATGGCGGCGGGATGGCGCCGCACGAATTCCTTGGCGGCCTCGGTATTGTAGTTGGCGTCGACCACGATTCCGTCGAGCGGGAAGCGAGCGCCGCCCGGCAGGGGCGCGCCTTCGTCCGCGATCTTGCGCAGGCCTATCCAGGCGCCCTTGTTCGGCTCGGCGGTCTCACCGGCCAGGAAGTCGAAATCCAGGCTGAACTGCTGTTCGCCGCGGGCATACCCGTTGATGCGCCAGAACAGGCCGTCGCGCTGCACGTCGACGCTGAGGATGAAGACCAGGGCGCCGGGATGGCCGTCGCCGCGCCGCCAGCTTTCGTCGCGGCGCGCCCAGAGCTTGTCCCAGTCCGGCGTCTTTGTGGTGACCGCATAGGGGTGGCCGAGCTCGGTGTTGGCGAACACTTTTTCGGCGTCCGGGTCGCCCTTGGCGGCGCGCCACGCCTCGGCCAGGCTGGCGAGGCTGGAGAACACGTTCATCACGCCGGTGATCCAGTAGCCGCGACGGCGGGCGCGGGCGCCCATGTCGCGATTGCGCCAGTGGGCCACGTCTTCAGGGCGGATCGCCTTGGGCGGCTTCGCGGGTTCACCCTCATCGTCATCGGTCCGTGTCGGGGCGGTGGGAATCCAGAGGCCGCCGGCGGCCATGTCGCGCTTGTGCCGGTCCTCGTGGACGGTTCCGCATTCGGGGCAGGCGAGGAAGGGCGTCTCGCCCTCCTCCACGCCCTGCACGTCGTCCCAGTCCC